GTCGTCTCTTCTACGTGTTTCATTATTTCCGGTTGAGCCAATGTATTATCCACAAACGAATATGACCTACGTTGTGTTTTTTTTGAAATAGACGATTTGCGTTGTTTGGCCGAAGAACGTGAGGGTATGGCCGTGGTGGCCGTGGTGGCCGTGGTGGCCGTGGTGGCCGTGGTGGCCGTGTCTGCTGTCGTAATCATTGCTGAACCACCACAATATTGTCGACCAATGCTGTCGACCACGTCATTATTGTCATCTGATTCGTATTCCGCGTCATCTTCACAATTCTGCTGTCGTGTAAGTCGCGACATAAATTTCATCCATTCTGTGTCTGCGTCAACAAAATTGGTTGCCATAGTATATACGTTATCGTGAAATCTGTATAATGATTACAAAAGTTAAGAATCAACTTCAATTTAATGATTTTTTCGTTTGACTTTAATGACGCGACGACGTTCCGGATTCGTCTTCGCCGACGATACAACAAGCGGTTTATCCACGCAAAAAAATGACCGAAACTTCAGTATAAAATACTGAATAATATACTCATTACGAATATGATGTAAATGAATAATATGTTCAATGCTATGTAATAATTCTGTTGTTACCATTTCAGAAGAACGAAATCTTACGATATAATACAAGAATTGTTTAATGATGATTCGAGGGTCAATATAGTAGGTTGTTCCAATCTCTCGGAAGTAATTTGTAATCTCTTGAATATCCGTCGCCGGATGGTGAAATAAATCAATCATTTGTTCCCATACAGTATTCGTGATAACGCGCAGTTCTTGTAAATGGTCTTGGTTGGTTTGAATATAATTAATCATACTGCGAATATCCGAATGAAACTGGCGTTGAATTGCGACGAGATTCGCATCAGTGAGGCGAAGGTTTTCATTGTCTCGGATTTTACACAAGAATGCCAATATATCGGATTCTGGTAATTGATTGAAGCGCATTCGGACAAACTCGGTCTGGAGAGATTCGTCGATACGTGATACGTAATTACAAATAAGGCAGAAACGCACATTATTATCAGTATAGCTTGTGAGGAGACATCGTAATGCGATTTGTGCGTTGGTTGTCATATAATCCACTTCATCTAAAATAACGAATTTAATTCCATTTCCGAACATTGATTTTGTGCTAACGAAACTATTGATTTGATTCCGAATAATGTCGATTCCGCGTTCATCAGATGCGTTTAAATGAATCATTAGTCCTCGATTACGCATATTGAGTTTTGACTGATACGCGTTGACGAGATTAATAATGGTAGTCGTTTTTCCAGTGCCGGGTGGACCATAGAATAAGAGGTTTGGGAAATAATTTGTTTTCAAAATATTCGATAGAATCGTGCGGTTCATAGGGTCAAGGACAATTTCATCAAAGCAAGACGGACGATATTTTTCAACCCAAGGCATTGCGTCCATTACTGCTGTCGTCGCCGCTGTCGTCGCCGCTGTCGTCGTCGCTTCGGTCGTCATTTATGATATTACAAATACGTATTTTTATGTTCTAATATGGAATAAATTGAAAACATTACATTGCGTAATTCTGAAAATATACTTCTGTATTCTTATTGTAGAAACATAGCATCAATGTCCTCTCCTGCTGCCTCCTCCTCCGCCTCCGCCTCCGCCTCCGCCTCCGGGTATTTAGAACTAATTCTCGGTTCTATGTTTTCAGGTAAAACATCCTATTTGTTGGATGTATACAAGAAATGTATGTTCTGTAATATTCCAGTCACCGTCATCAACTTTGCCGCCGATGACCGGTATACCACCGAACCAATGTTATCCACTCACGACAAACAAATGATACCGTGTATTCTCGCAAATACCATCGAAGAAGCCGTTCGAAACAATAAAGAGTCCATCTCTCACGCAGAGACAATTCTCATCAATGAAGGACAATTCTTCCCTGATATTGAATCTCAAGTTAGGCGACTCGTTGAACAAGAAAATAAGCGCGTTTATATCTGCGGTCTCGACGGTGATTTCAATCGACAACCTATGGGCGCACTTCTTCAACTCATCCCATTTAGCGACGAGGTCATCAAATTGAAATCGCTATGTAGTTTATGTCGCGATGGAACCCCCGGTGTATTCAGTTTTCGTATCACAAACGAAACCGACCAAGTCATTATCGGCTCGTCGAATTATTTGCCGTTGTGTCGTGGGTGTTATCAACGAGAGACACGAAAGAAAATCAGTGCTATCGATGCGGACATTTGAATTATAATGTTATCTTTAAATTGTTTTTATTGTCACACTCCATAAGATAAAGGGTATAAACATACGTCGTGTATATAATGTATCTTTGAATATGCCGACGTTTCCGTCAACACCTGGTTATATCGTTCCCGCGGTCACTTACGAAGCCGACGCCGACGCCGACGCCGACGCCGACGATAATGTTGCGATAGACACATTAAATACATCCAAATCACCAACATTTCCAAATGTTGTAATACTCAAACAAACCGAACATAATTATATTGTAAAACACAACCATTATCCAATGACTCAAACGTCGTCATCATCACCTTCTGTTGGTGAATTTGACATCAACAATGACCTTGTTTCCCCCAACCAAATTCATAAGGGGCAGATTAATAAAAAACGAGGCCGCAAGCCGAAAGCCGGCCTTATTCTGAATTCCAAAAATGGAATTTATGATACGACGGAAGTTCCGAATATTATTTTACATTTAAAGTGCCACGTATCGGATTTGAAAACAAACGATTCTATTTATAATTATAATTATACTCCATTGGTAAATGAGGTAGAATCATATACATCCCAATCGAATTATCTAGATATTTCTTCGAAAAAGTTGAGCGATGACGATGATGATGAAACTATGTCAGTAGATGACAACTGTGTGAGCGAACCAATTTTCGGAAAAGTTTCTTCTTCGTCGGTTGTTCGTGATACGTCGTCTATCCTTGCTGGTTCTGTGTCTGCGTCTGCGTCTGCGTCTGCGTCTGCGTCTGCAGCGGCTGGCACCATAGATTCATATGTCAGTATTAGTGCTGATACAACATTTTCCACACATCCGTCGTGGGGTTGTGAAATCACCGGTGCCAGTGCCACTGCCAGTGCCAGTGCCAGTGCCGGCCCTCACGCACACCACCATCCGCCCGAACGTTACCATCGTGATATTATGAAGAAAATCCACCGTTTGAAACATTCATTCCATAATGGCGAGTTGATTCAAACCAAAATGAATAACAAGTGTGCGTGTTTCTGGGATACGTATGAATTTGATGGTCCCATTTTTTATATTCCGATTATGCTCGTAAATGATGTATTTCAAGTCACTGGATGTTATTGTTCACCGCAATGCGCAATGGCCGCTTTATTGAAAGAATCATTAGATACGTCTACGAAATTTGAACGACTTCATTTGCTTCATTTGTTATATGGTTCATCGAACAGCAGTAGCAATGCTTTCAAACCTGCGCCAAATCCGCATTATTTACTGGATAAATATTATGGTAATTTAACGATTCAAGAATATCGCGCGTTGCTTAAAGGAACAACTATGATTCATATTGTGAATAAGCCATTGACGCATATCTTGCCCGAGTTGTATGAAGACAACAATGACTTTATGGTAAACAGCAAAGTTATACCGACGAATAGTTTGAAAATGAAGAAGAAATATAAGACAATGGTGGTTCAAAGTGGGGCGGAATAATGGAATGGAATGGAATGGAATAATATTATTCGTATAATAATATTATACAATTGTTATATAGAAGAATGTCGACAAAAGAAGAAGAAAAAAACATTGTTCTCTACATCAAAAAACACAAAAACGCGACTTATCCTACGAAATATGGTTTGGAATTTCAATGTGTAGAACTGATACGCCGATTCTTTTCGATTCATAGAGGACTTACGTTCCCGGATGTTGTAGACGCAAGCGATTTATTCAAACGAATTCACGCATTTACACGCGTTAATGGTGGAGGCGGGGCAGCGCATGTAAAACTAGAAACGTGTGCGTTTCCGTATACACGCCCGGCTGCGTATTATTTACGACCAGGAAGTATACTATTTTGGAAGTATAGAAAACCGGATTATCCATATGGCCACGTTGCGTTGATTTGGAAAAACGACCCGAATACCAATGAGACACTTGTAGTTCAACAAAATCTGAACCCTCCTATAAAACGTTATTCAACCGCTGTATTGTTTTCGAAAATGAATTCTGCGACGAGTAAATTCGCGGGCGTGAAACTCTTACCGAGAGAATACTTGAGCGGAATTCAAAAGATGGAATGCGTCGTTCATCGGTTATAACTTCGAAGCCGATTCTGCCGGTGCTTCTGCCGGTGCTGCCGCTGTCGTTGCCGTTGCTGCTTCTGCTGCCGCCTTCTTTCTCTCAAGAACTTGATTATAAATCTTGTTCATCTCCTGTCGACGGTAATACATCGCATCCGACTTATCCATAAAGGAACGAATTTCTGAAAATCGGAGTTGATTTGTTGATATTGCGTGATTAGCGCCAGCACCAGCGCCAGTGTCAGAGCCAGTGCCCTGAATATACTCACGAATCACTCGCTTTAAATCATAGTTCGTTCGTTCTAATGCGCTGACAATTTCTTCGTGTGTCATTTCGGTTTGACCCATAATAACACGCACCATTGTATCTAAAACTGCTGGAGAGGGAACCGGAGCAGTCGCAGTCGCCGTCGGTGTAGATGAGTCTTGATGTGTCATTCTAAATAATCAAATACAATGAAGGAACTTTATATACTAATTCAATAAAATTGAAATAAAGATAAAACAATGTAAAGAATACAGCACAGTGAATACACACAAGATGTCATCGCCAATGTCTGAGTCTGCGTCTGCGTCTGCGTCTTCGTCATCCAGAATGACGATTGATATCCGTCCTATGATTGAGGACGTGTCTCAGGTGATGACGAAACATATAACGAATATCTTGTCTGGAGTGATTGGAGAATATACCATTTATAAGGAAACCCACGATACCATTATGGGGCTGCCGTGTGTTCGCAAGTTACAGGCGCGAATTTTGGAACTAGAACAACAACCTCATTCTTCAGTGTCGTCGAGTGATTCTTGCGGCGTCAGCGGCGGCGGAAATGGCAATTATTGCGGCGGAACACGCGAGGATGAAGTAGCCCAACTGCAATCAGCAATTGCTGAACTGAATCGTTATATTCGTGCACTCGAATCTAAGGTTGATGTTAAATCTGCGATGACTTCATCAGAATCGGTCACGGCGGTGGCGGCAGCAGGAGAAGCGACGACGGCCGTTGTGAATGAAAGCGGAGGAGATGAAGAAGAATCTGTGAGACTTGAAATTCAAGAACAACCAGATGAAGAAGGCGAAGATGCTGTAACAGAAGAAAATATCGTATTACATACAAATCGTCACAAAAATGTTATTATTTCGCCGGATGCGTTACAACCAGTGGTGAACGATGATAATTCAGAAGAAGACCCTGAACTCGTGGCAGAGGCAGAATTGGCGTTAGTCGAGGAAGCCGAGGAGGAAGCCGGGGAGGAGGAAGCCGAGGAGGCGGAGGAGGAAGCCGAGGAGGCAGAGGAGGAAGCCGAAGAGGAGGAGGAGGAAGCAGCCGAGGAGGCAGAGGAGGAGGAAGCAGCCGAAGAGGCAGAGGAGGAGGAAGCAGCCGAAGAGGCAGAGGAGGAGGCAGAGGAGGAGGCAGAGGAAGAGGCAGAGGAGGAGGCAGAGGAGGAGGCAGAGGAGGAGGCAGAGGAGGCGGAGGAGGCAGAGGAGGCAGAGGACGCCGAAGGTGGTGGTGAGGCTGAAGACGAAATCGAAGTCTCTGAAGTTACCATCAAAGGAAAGACGTATTTCACAACCGACCCTGTCAACGGTATCATCTATGCTTGCGTAGACGATGATGTAGGCGATGAAGTCGGTGTCTTCAAGAATGGAGTTGCCGTATTCAACA